GCCACGGTGAGAGGGGACGTCAGGGTCGTCTTGGCCTTGACGAAGTCGTCCACCAGCCAGCCGAAAACCCCGTCCAGCACGACGAAGTGGGGCTGAATCGGAAGACCCATGTGCCAGTCCAACATCATGACGTACCGCTGCTTCACCTGGTACGCCACGTCGGGGAGCGGGACCGAGAAGAGGCCCTGTTTCTCCAGCGTGAGCGAGAAGAGTTCGAGGATCGGGATCATGTTTGGAGAGGCAACGGCCGCCCCACCGCTGGAATCGGATCTCTTGCGGAGCCTGATGGGAAGGAACCACTGGTCGGTGAGCTGATTGATCCAGTGGCTCACGAGCCGGATAAGCCTGCGGAGCGGTTCGTCCGCGATGCCCCCGTCGCCCGAGTCGGGGATCCCGTTGTCTCTGACCTGGGCCACGGTGACGTAGGCGAAGGTCGTGGAGAGTCCTGACTCAAATCCTGCGGGCATCTCGCCCTCCTACGGCTGATTGCCTCCCCGCCCGAAATTCAGCTTCCTGCGAACATAGTGGAAATACAGAGTCGGGTCCGCCATGTCCTCCGTGATGACACGCCACTCTCTCGCGGTGATGTCCATGCTGTCGGAGGGAAAACTCCTCGGGTTCACCATGCTGCTTCGATTTGCGAGATCCACCGGAGGAAAGGGTCCGATGGGATTGCCGTAGGCGTCCGTCTCCCTGAAGAGGTAGAACCCGCTGTCGGGGGACCCCATGTGGAGGAAAATGTCGGCATCCCTCTCGTCGGACACGGGCGTGACGGTGTCCGGAGAGAACACATACGCGATCCCGCTGGCGGGGCCTGGAATCGTCCGGATCCCGCCGTAGCGGTACATGAAGTACCTCGTCGGCATAGGACCTCCTACCCCATCGTACACGCCCCGGAGAGTGGCCGTCCAGCCCCAAGAAAAAGCGGCAGACCGATCCCCCGAGGGGCCGATCTGCCGCTCGATCTCATGGAGAAGCCGCTCTTGATCAGATCACCAGCGTGCGACGCCGGATGTTCTTGGCCTTCACGATGGCGTCGACGTTCTCGACCTGGGCGTCCACCTGGTTGTAGACGATGGTCTCGATCTGGTCGGTGTTCTTGTTGAACTCCGTGAAGATGCGGGTCCCGTCCAGGATGCCCCACACGAAGTTCTTCGGGTTCACCAGCCAGATGAACGAGCCCTCGTACACCGTGTTCGGGTCCCCCGCCGCCGCGCCGTCGTGGTTGACGTCCGCCACCGGCCAGTTGGCGGGCGGGGGCGTCGGAGGCGCTCCGAGGAGGCCGAGCGTGGTGTACGCCTGGGTGCCGGTCGCCACCGGCATGAGGGTGATCTGGCTGGCCGCGCCCACCGTCGGGCTCTCCAGCAGCAGGCGTCCCTCGCGGTCGTCCCGGGCCACGTCGTCCACCAGGGTGGCGATGGCGGCCTTCAGGGCGGCGTTGATCTGCCGGGCGACCTCGACCGTGTTCAGGGTGCCGTGCGTCAGGACGATCGTCACGCCCGCGCCCGGGGCCCCGTCCACCTTCAGCTTGATGGTGTCGTTGGCCGAGGAGATGACGAAGGGTCCGAACTCCGCCCCCAGGAACTCCGCCCGGGTGGCCTGGAGGATGGTGATCGGGGCGTCGTCGGGGATCAGGGGCACGCGGATCATGGGCGTCCCGAGCGGGGCCATTTCCGCGCCCTGGAGGGCGGCGTCGCCGAGGATGGTGCCGCGATCCGAGACCACGTCGGCCCAGTCGGTCGCGATCGCGTCGCCGACCAGCCAGCGGAGGCCCGGGTCGTTCTTGTACTGCTTCGGCATCCGCCTCTTCATCTCGGAGAAGATGCCCTTCTGGATGGACGAGCCCTTGACGTCGAGGATGTGGGCCCCCTCCGTCTGGACGTTCCACCCGTCGAGGCGGCGGAGCAGCCGGTCCCTCGGGGTGTTGCCGACCGTGGTGGTGTCCCCGTTGATGCCCAGGTCTTCGAGGTCGGTGGCGATCCTCTCGACCATGGTGTTCATCACGGTCTGCTCGAACTCGTTCTGCTCGATGTTCCCCTGGAGCACCTCGGTGGTGATGTTCCACGCGCTCCGCACCTTCTGGGCGCGGAGGACGATGCGCTGGAACTTGGCGCGGGCGAGATTCCCCGTGTCCGTCGCCTCGTCCACCGACTCCGTGACGGGCTCGCCGATCCAGAGCTTGTCCACGTCCATCAGGGGACGGGGCATGCGGATGAACCGCGAGATGGGAAGAAGGACCGAGAACTTCTTCACCAGGGTGATGAACTGCGTCTGCTGAATCGGGTTCAACAGTCCGCCGGTCAGCAGGTCGCCCGTGGTGATGGTCTTTTCGATCATCTCCTCGTTCAGCCCAGCCGACCCTCTTCCATGAGCGGCCGTCTCCATGAGTCCTCCTGCTTTCTCAAAAGCGGATGCCCCCGAACGGGGCGACCTCGACTACTTGTTCAGTACCGGGCGAGCGCGTCGCCCGCTGCCTTGCCGAAAACCCCGCCCCAGATCCCCCTCTTGGAACGGGTCTCCTCCTCGCCGTCCGGACGGCCCCCCTTCGGGCCGCTCTGGCTCACGCCACCGAACTTCTCGACGCGGGAGATCCGCGCCTCCATGGCGGCGAGGCGCTTGGTGGAGTCGTTCACCATGTCGCCGAGCCCCTCGACGGACTTCTGGATCTCCATGGAGACCCGGGCGTTCTCCTCCGCCATCTTCTCGATGACCGTCTCCATCATGGACTTGGTGATGTCCATGCTCTTGGTGAGGATGTCGTCGGAGAGATCCTTCCCGAAGGTCGAGAGGTCCTGCGGGAGCTTCTCGGATTCCTTCAGGGCCGCCATCGTGTGCTTCATGGCGGACTTGGCGGTGGGGGCGGTGGGCTTGATCTCGCCGCCGACCTGGATGTCGCGACGGGAGTCGCTGACGGCGGAGCCCCCCATGTCGGTCGTGCTGCCCTTGGGGGCCTTGTCGGGGATCATCCCCGCCTTGCCCGCGCCGGAACGCGGGGCGTAGGGACCGGCGACGATGATGTCGGCGACCCGGAGCTTCTCGCCCGCGCCCAGGCTCGCGCCCGTGACCTGCTTGGCGAGGATGTAGCGGGTGGCCCAGAGGGAGTCGACGATGGCCTTCTCCTCGGTCTCCTCGTCCTCGTCCTCTTCCTCGTCGCCCTTCTTGCCGAAGGGTGTGGCCGCGCCGGGGAAGGGCTCCTTCTTGGAGAGGAGGACGGAGATGTCGTTGATGAGGTCGGCGGCCGTCGCGGCGTCGTTGCCCTTGATGTCCATGTCCTCCACGTCCATGACCTCCTCCTCTTCCTCCTCCTTGGCCTTGGGCTTCGGAGCGGGTTTCTTCTTCTCGTCTTCGGTCTCGCCGTTGCCCTCTTCCTCGCCGTTCTCCTTCTTCACGCACTTCTCCCCGTCCTTCGGGGTCTCCTCGGCTTCGGGGGTGGTCTCCTCGGCCTCGGGGGTTTCGGGAACGTCCATGTTCTTTCCTCCAACTTTCGCCATCTCGACCACCTTTTCGAGGGCAGCGAGCACCTCAGGTGAAAGTTTTATTTGCGGTACGTTTCCATTTTGATCACCAGCATTTTCTTTTGCAAGCCCTTTTTCGGCTTCGTCCAGCGCCTTGGTGATCGCCTCCGTGAAGGAGGTCCTCGGGTTGGCCGCCTGCTTCTCCCGCGTCGATGCGACGTGATCGAGATCGAGGTCGTTGATGGTCCTCGCGAGACCCGTGGGAGTCATCTCCACGTGAACCGCCTCGCGATTCTTCAGGTTCAGCTTCCCACCGATGGAAAGCTGTCGCTTGCAATCCTTCGCGGCCACTTCCTTGAAGAGCTTGCGGGCCTGCGGGAAGTCGCCGTCCAGCTCCACGTCCACGAAGAACTTCTGGACCTTCTTGCCGTCCTCCTCCACCTCGGCCACCTCGCCGCCGACGGTGCGTCCGAACTCGAAAACGGAGCGATGGGTCTCCAGGAAGGGAACGCCCTTCTTGGCCGCCTCGGCCATCTTGTTGAGGGCGCTGGTGCTCATGCGATCGCGTTGGAGGTCGAGTTTGTCGTCCGAAGCGCAGGCCCGCACGAACATCTTTCCCTTGTCGTCCTGCCACGCCTTCTGGCACACGGCGTCGAAAGCGAACGAAATGTCCATGGGTGCGGGTGCCGCGTCAGCGATCACGTCCATCTGAACCCCCTATGAAGCTCGTACTGTTCAGACTGAGCGAGAACTTTCGGATGTCGCTCATCATCTCAGCGAGCAATGCGAATGCTCGCGGGTCCCGGAAATTCTTTCTCGATGATACACGCGACCCATGTGCGGAGGCAATACCCTGAGTGGGCTTCTTGGCCTTCGGATTTCTCGGAGGCCTTGCAACCGCCCCGGGTTTCGCGATCGTTTCCTCGCCAGGAGCAGGCGGAGCGCCGGGTGCGCCGGGAGGGGGAGGAGGCGGATCCATGCCAGGAACCTTGGCCATTCCGGGGATTCCCCGCACTTCACCCTTCTTGCGCGAGCCCTCCCACCAGTCCGGACGGCCTCCCTCGGCCTCGGCGGGGACCTCCTCGGGCGTTGAGGGTGCTCCATCCCACCAATCGGGCATCCCCCCTTCTTCTTCCGGGGCTTCCCCGGGGGCACCGGGCATTTCCATCCCCGGCAGACCACCCTCGGCCCCCGGCTGCTGAATCGCCTCCTCTTCCTTCTGAGCGATGGCCAACGCCAGCCCTGCGGTGAGCTCGGCCATGGCGATCGGGAGAGGCTTGTCCGCGAAGAAATAGTCCTTGGGGTACGGAGGCTTCCCGATGGCTTCGCGCAGCTCGTTGGGTGTAATGGCCCCGAGAGAGGCGTACATCTGGTTCATCCTCGCCTCATCCAGCGGGTCCGTCAGCGTGAGCCGGGCAAACCGGAATCGAACCTGGATCTGCTTCCGGTACTCCTCCAGCTCATCTTCATTCTCGTCACCCGTGGCCCCCATCATCTGGAAGAGTATGTCATCGACGATGGTCTGATTGATGACATACTCCTTCGCCAGCCGATCGGGTTCGAGTTCTTGCTCGTTCGTGATCTCGCGGGAGACCTGCGCGTTCGCCCGGTTCGCTCCCTCCGCTTTGAAGAAGATCTGGCCCAGGCCGAAGATCTCTCGCACCTCCTCGTCATTCGCCTCTCGGTACTGTGAGAAGGACGCGTCCTCGGTCACACCGACGGTCAGCGGCTTGAGGTCGACCATGACCTTGTTCTGGCTCTGGAATCCGACCTTGAAAGGTTCCACCTGAACAATCATAACCCTGTGTGCGTTTTCAACTCCCCGTCCTTTGGCCCGAACGAAATCTTCAATCTGCTGCATTCCGTCTGCGTTGATCTTCCCACCGGACACGAGGAGGGCCATCCTCGGGACCGCATCGTTTTCGAAGAAATTCACATTGCGAATGGCCGCCTGTCTATTTCCTGCGATGGCGGTCGAAGCTGGTGCGTAACGCGGAGCGCCGTAGTAGGAACTCGACGGATCGTAGATCAGGAAATGAATGATCTCGGTAGCACGCCTGTCCGCAGGAAGAGGAGTATCACCCTCCGTGTACTTCCCGGTCATGGCATCCATCGCCCGACGATCGCCGAAGTCCTTGAAGTACCTTTTCTGGCTTCCACGAAGCTGAACGAATCCTGAGACTTCAACCTTCTGGCCGTCCTTGATGATCCTCCGACGCACGGTGACGGCGGGTACATGGAACAATCGGACGATATTTCCGCCGTTGTTCCTCACCACCTCGACATACCCGTTGCCCGTCGCCTCCTCATCCACCTTCTCCAGGTAGAAAATTTCCGAAAGAGGCATGAGAGGATTCGGCCTGTTGAAGAAGGACCGAAGGACGTGGGTCTGCTCCTTGATCGCCTCGCGGACCTCCTTCGGCGTCTCCTCCGTGACAGGGTGGATGGGCTCGATGGACCACCCAAGACCCACGGTATTCCTGGCGAAAGTGCGAACGCACCGCGCCAGCCGCGTATTGATCTTGAGGGTCTGCGCCCAGATGAGCGGATTGAATGGGGGCGGGACGAACTCGCCGACGATCTGTTGGAAATCGCCGAGCTGCTTCGATGCGGGGGAGGAATCATCCTCTCCATTCTTCTTGGACTTCTCAACCCCGCCGAGAAGGAGAACCTTCACCATGCTCTCCAGGGCCTCTGGCCCCACATCTTTCGACACAAGGGCCTCCCCTACCCTATCCTTGAATTGATTGCTTTCCATGGCGACTCCAAACCTGGGGTCAAACCACGCCCAACTCGGCCCAAACGATGACGGCGGATTGCACCTCGCCATCGATGGCCCCGGTCACTCGGAGCCGCACGCGCTGGTCGGGCACGAAAGTAAGCGGACACGGACTGTCCTCGTTCGGCCACGTGTAGTACTTGTCCGTGCATGCGAGGTACTGGTCGATCGTGTAGACCTTATCTCCGTCGAGCAGCTCAAGATGGATGTCCACGGCGTTCACTTTGAGCCTCTCCCAGAGGACCGTGGTGAGGCGATAAGGATGGTACCTCGCCCCGGCCACGAGCTCGAACGTCCCCGCACCGCTCTTGAAACCTCGCTCTGGCTGGTATGTGCCTTCGGAAGCTCCCATAGAAAGATCCCCTAAACAACACCCAACAACCTACACGGAAAGGCCCTCCATATCAACGATCATGGAGAACCGGCGGAGCCTCCGATGTACCTGTAGAGCGCCTTCCTCCCGTAACACACATCGATCAAGTCTCTCGGGGAGGTCGTCCTGGGATTCATCCCGTCGATGCCCCAATCGATGTTCGGCTCCATCGTCTGGACGCTCTGGATCACGGTGAGAGCGAGGCCAGAGCAAAACTTGGCGTGAACAGCCTTCGGGCGAAACTTGATGTGGAACCACTTCACGATGGAAGCGAACCACTTCATGGCGAGGATTCGTTCGGCGAAGAGGCCGATCCCGGCGTAGTCGTACTGCGCCCCCAGGTACTCCTTGAGCGCCCATCGCATGGTCTTGTAGGAGTGGATTTCGGTGGTATCCATCTCGAACTCGGCCACGATTTCCGACTTGCCGATGGAGTCCTCGTAGAAGTCCATCCAGACGCCCCGCTCCATGGCCTCGAAAGCAGCCCAGTCCTCCTCGAAAACTCCACCCGGCTTGAACTTCACCATGACGTGGGAGCACTCTCTCTCAGGGTGCTCGCGCCTCTTGGTGAACCACAGGATCGCCCGGCTGATGAAGCTGGGCGTGTGCTTGGTGTAGACGATCCTTATCTTCATTCGTGCCTCTGCAACGGCTCGATCAAATTGGTGTGCTGTTCGATCACTCGCATGATCCCCTCGGGGGCATCCGTACCCTCGAAGACCATCTCGACGTCCGTGACGTCGAACCTGAGTCTGGTCGCCTCGGAGTTGCCCATCGTCTCCTCGACCGCCTCCCGGATTTCGGCCTCCTCGATCCGGACCGACATCCGAATCTTGAGCCTCTTGAGAACGATGGCGCTCGGCTGAACAAGGGAGATGAGGGGAACCTTCACAAAGTTGCCGGGCGATAGCTCGATCTGAACCATCTTGGCCCGAAGAGTCCCGTCATCCTCCTTGTCAAAGTACTGCTTGATGAGGTGAAGAAACTGGGCCCCGAGCATGGCCGTGGTGGTGCTGGCGGCATGCTGCATCCCACGGGTGATGTCGGTCAGCGTATGCTTGTTGACCGGCTT